CCATTCAGGGTTCGTGCTGTACTCCCCCACGACTAACCTTAGCGTGGTTTCTCCGGCAACGCATCACGTAGGAAATACGAACTCAAGGTTCAGTACCGTAGATGTGATCGTTAACTGCGGGTGTTTTGCTGAATATGCCCACCGCCCACTGGGACATCGAGTAGGGAACAAATCAACCCTAACTCTTACTACAACAACTTCCTAAGCATCGTACCTATAGCATCGACGTTAGCTTCATTGACTACCCACGCTTCGCCTCGTGCACTACGTATGGCGTTTAGTTCTCTGTCCTGCAATGCAGTCGTTGTGTTCTTACCTGCCTTGCATTCTATTGCCCAGAACTTTCCGTTAAAACATCCAACTATGTCAGGCACGCCACTACGTCCGTAACCACCTGTTGCCGGAAAGAAATAATATACATGACTTCCAAGCTGTTTCAACTGTTTTACTACATTATCTTTAACTTTCTTCTCGGGTGTTAGTGCCATTATCTTCGTCTCCTTCGTAGAATACCCAGTAAACATATTTGTCTATCCTCCTACCGATTTCATTAACAAACTCGGTAGGAGGTTCGTATGACATGGTGCACAGTACAGCAACACGTCGCGCTATCCAGTCAGGCAAGTCAGTAATAGGTATTACTGTCTCTTGCTCGAACTCTGTGCATGCGTGTATGGGTATACCAAAACACTGCACTTTAGCTGTATCCCCAACGAATTCGACTCGGTAGGTATACTTGTCTGGTGACAGTGGTGCGTTAGTATCCGACAAGGGCTTCTACCTCAGCCATTGTTTCGGGCGAGATGTATACACACATAGCATCTTCAACAAAGTCATAGTCGCTCGCGTCTCTCGTCACGCAGCCAATACTAGTCAGCACCTTAGTGTCATACGAATACCCTACATTATCCATCGCATCTATACCTGTAGCTTGCAGCACAGACAGCTTAGCCAGAACTTCTTGGGGTAACTTGTTTACGTCGTCTACGTGCTTGACGCGCTGCATCTCACCTGCGGTCGTGTCTCGGTAGTGAAAGAACACCTTGTCTATGTTCTTCAGCTTGTATATAGAAAGAGTCTGTAGTCCATCGCACGCAGCAATAGAGTCACCCAAGTCCCGCTTACTCTCTAGGTACTTGTTAGTGCAGTCCTCAATTTGGTGTCGTATGTCGGCACGTACTGGGCGTTGTTCCATAGCAGCTAAGGAGTATTCGAGCAGCGCCTGTTCTCTTTGGTGACCCCCCATTGGGCCGAACACTTGAGACTGGAGTTCGTCTAACTTCTTTTGTGCTTGCTGAAGACCCCGCCCAAAGGGGGTTACAGTTCCCTGCATAACTTTCTCTAACACACGCTCACCTGTCATGCTTTTGGTGTCTTTGATTAGCTTAGTTGCGCGGGCTAGGGTCTTGGTTATGCTAGTGAAACTTCTATCACTGTGGGCTATGCCGTACCTATCCAAGTCGGCGTATATTATTGCGCGTTCGCGGCGGGTGCTTACAGTCATAACTATGTAGGCATCCTTGTCCCACGATACCTTGGCATCGAAGCACATACTCTGAGGGGTAAGTTGTATAGCTAACGCGTCGTCTGCGGTGTGTCTGAACTTAGCGAATGGGTGAGACTTCTTAATACGTTTCTGTAACGCAACTAACTCCGTTGCAATTCGTGGAGAATAGTTGTCTACCTCCATCTCGCGGTTAAGTGATGCGTCAAACCCGAATATGTTTTCTATTTTATTTCTCATGGTGTAGCTCCTGTTAGTTATAGGTTGATGTGTAACGTCTTACCGATTGTAGGTCGAGCACTCTTGTTATCTAGGATTCCCCACAGCAGGGGCATAGTCCATGCACCCCAGTCACCACCTAGATAGCCATCAGTCAGCACGATCACTGCCTGTGCGTTGATGTTGTTGTCGCGTATGTAGTCAGGTACACACTGCACCATCGTACCCCCACCACCCTTGGGTTTAGTTGTTTGTGTAAGCTGTTCGAGAGAGCCACAGGCACCTGCCACGTCACCGTATAACTCGTCACTACACACCTTGGTATCCCAGTACAGTATGCGAACGGATTCGGGCTTGACCATATCGCACACACCCTTGATCTCACTCAGGCACTTGGTCAGCTCTTGCTGTCCGATACTACCCGACTTGTCTATGGCAATGACTAGCTCACCCACTCGCTCGGTAATACCACTGGGTCGCAAGATACCCATAGCCATGTGTCGTCTGCTTAGTTGTCTCCATGTGCTGTCGTCGTTACCTCGACATGTTTCTGTAATGAACTCACGCATCACCTCGCGCCAATTAACCTCGGGCTGTAGCAGTTGATCGATAGCTCGGTTACCTCCACTACCTACCTTACCTGCGGTCAGCGCACCTTGGCGTATAGCTTGGTCGATCTCTTGTGCTAGCTCACGCTGTTCGTCTGCGCTCATCTCCTGCGCACCTTCCCAGTCGTGCTCGTCTAGTCCTGCACCTGCACCCTCACCCTCACCCTCACCCTCACCTTCCCCACCACCGTTCTCTTCCTGTTCTTGTTTCAGTATCTTGTAGACCTGCGCTGTGTCCATGTTGCGGAACTTCTCATCGAGCAAGCCTATGTTGTTACCCTCTGCGTCCTTGGGCATAGTCGCAAACCCATCACGGTTCTCGTCGTCAATCATCAGGTTGATTACATAGTCACACGCCATGTTGGCTAGCTGCGCATCGTCCTTGTACAAGTGATCCCATGTAGTGAGATGCTTAAACAGCTTGTGGTATGTCTCGTGCAGGATAAGGAACCGAAACTCTGAGTCACTTAGTCCATCAGCAAACGCACGACCATAGTAGTCATCACGTCCGTTGGTGTAAGCAGTTGGGCAGTCGTCCTTGATACCCTTCTCACCGATCATCAGTACACCTGCGAGCGCCACATACTTCGGGTTGCCCATGATGGCTGTGATGTTCTTAGATAGCCGCTGTTCGGCGGATAGTTGTGTGTTGATTGCTAGCATGATTCGTTCTCCTATTTGTCAGCACTGAACATGTAGTTGTTAGCCATGCACCAGTCTTGAAACTTCTTGTGCTGCACTACGTAGTCACGTCGGCTGTACTGTGGTGCACGTACGCCATTGACAAACAAGCCCTGTGCTTCCTTGGATAACCTGTTCATGTAAGTCAGCCAAGGGTCTACCCATGTGCGTTCAATAGTTGCCAGTGCTCGATACACCACCATACACACAGCGGCAGGGCTGTCAGGTATAGGCGCATTCATCGGGTCGTTCTCTATCTGGTCGCGGGTTGGTAGCTTGTCAGCCAGTGCAATGAACGCAGCTAGGTCTAGCGCAGCTCGGTCACCAATCGTACCAATGAGCGCAGCGGTAAGCTGTGTGTCGTCCAACAAGTGACGCATTTTGAGTATGTCACTAGCCTTGTGCAGCGAGCGTGGGGTAGTGAAGGCAGCACGGTTGCTGCGTGGGTGAGGTATGTAAGGGTTCTCGTCTGGGTTCTCGTACTGCTCGAAGCTGTGGAACAGCTCGGGCTTCTCCTTACAGAAACCAAGTAGTGCAGGGTCGAGGTTGTTGTTGATGCCGAAATCCTCGATGAACTCCATGTTGTCAGGGTTACGCATGGTCACTACGGTGATGCGGTTACGAGTATGTGCAGGTAGCAGGTCACCTAGACCCTCCGCACCTAAGTTAGTTGTAGCGAACACAATGCTGTCAGGGTGCAGCTCATACCCGCTGTGCTTACGTTCGAGCATGATGCGATTACAGGCTAGGATTACTGAGCGGTTACACTTACCGATCTCGTCTAGCATTAGGATTACAGGTTGGTCGGGCAGGTGCAGCCCAAGGTCTTCGAGTGGTACGGTCTTGAATGTCTTGCCGTCCTCTGAATACTTCACCATAAACATGTCAGCCGAATCGACCATCGTTGTACAGTCTAGGTACACCTTGGTGTACGTGGGTCGCATCAGGGCTATGATGTTGAGGATTGAGGATTTGCCTGTGCCCATGTTGCCCTGCACTACTACCGTAGTGTGCTGCCCGATAGTGTTGATGAGGTTGGCTGTTTGGTTGATGCCGAGTGCGTACATTGCTTGTGCTGTGTTTGCGTTATTCATTGTGTTGCTCCTGTTGTTGCAGACATATGTCTGCAGGGTTGGTTGAGGTCGTGCTGTTTGTTGCTGTTACGGTGTCTATTATAAGGTTCTGTTGTGTTATGTCAATAGTTCCCACCCGCTAGAAGCCTAGCGAGGGGAGGTTCTTGATGATCGTATCCACGTCCTGCTTGGTCTTAGCTCGCAGGTTGGGGTCGTTACGCAGTCCATCAGGCGTTACACCAGTGAGAGTCTGCTTAAGCTGTTGCTGTATGCCAGTGATATGCGCATCGCCGTTCAAGTTGCAGGTGCGCATTAGCTCGACAATAGATAGGACGTTCGACACTAGCGTGTCTCTGAATCCTGTGGGCTTTTCTCCTTCGCGGTAGTCCAGTCCCTTGCTCATACGTTGCAGCGGTTCGAGCAATCGCTCGGCTAGGTCTTGTTTGACTGCGTTGATGCGAGATTCTAATACTTGTTTGTACTGCTCACGCATCTCGCTCGCTGCTTGGTTGCCAATGTCTACCCTGAAATCACCCACGTCCGGCACTGCCTCGAACACTAGCGAGAACTTGAACTTGCGCCGCAATGCCTCGACACTTGGATACTCGTCCTCGTTGAACATGTCGCCCAGTTGTAGCTGTGCCTGTGCCACTGCCTGTGGGTAGCTGTCTAGGATTTGTTGCGCTAAAGCCCAGAACTCGTCCTCTAGTTGTGCCATGTTGTTCTTGTAGTCGATAAGACTCACGTTCGATACAAGTCTGTCGCCCAAGTCACCCCAAGGTACGGTCTGATCTCTATGGAATGCGCGCATCGCCGCCACTAGCTTGGTCATATCCTCGTGAGCAGTACTGCGGATAAGTTTCTTGCTCACGTTAGCCGAGCCGGTTTGCGCATGGTTGGTTGCGATTACTTGGCGTGTTGCCCGCTTATCCATCTTGCGCATTGTAGGCACGCTGATCGACAGCCCCACACGTAGTGCGCTTGATGAGATACTTGGGATAGTTAGTTCTGGTAACTCGGTTGCAGTTGCTGTGTTAGTTAAGTTCATTGGTCTTGCTCCTTAGTCTTCATAGTCTGCAAGTAAATCTTGCAGGGTTACGTTGGTGATATGGTTTAGAGCTATCGCTAGCTCTGGTGATGTTGTAGCAGGTGCTACAGGTACTTGTTTCTGGGTGTCATCTACCCAGTCAATGGTTTGCGCATCTTCTTTATCTTTCATTGGTCGTTCTCCTCCGGCAGAAATGTTTTTAGCCTTCTAATGCCTACGCTGTAATATAACAACGAGCCAATGTTCCCCCAAAGCACAGTGTTAGTTGTGTCACGCTTCAGCTCTTTGATAACCGCGTCTACCAGCTCCTGCTTTTCCTCTACATCGGCAGAGACACCACAGAGCCACTTATTGATATGCTTTGTGGTTGTTTGGCTGTACCAGTTAGAGGTTCTGACATATCTACCAGAGGGCAGTAATGCGGCAACCGGCGTCTGGTATGAGAACAGAATGACAGTCCCCGCCGTTGTTGTGAGTTCTGTTTGATTAGATGCAATTGGTTTGATGTTCATTTACTTTCCCTCTTTTAGTGGTTGTAGTTTGTCTTTCGGCCTAGTGATATAACGCTGTATGCTATGTCTTCTGAAACTCCGTAATATTCTGCGAATCGAGCAACTGTCAGGAAATCACTGACCCAGTCTCCTATGATGATAATTGCTGATTCAGTAATGACCCAGTTAACGCCGTTGCTAAAGTTGTATGCGTTCATCTTCTTATTTACCAAGTCGATTGTCGCACCACGAGCAGTCGCTGAAACTTTCCGCTTGCCCTCTGGATTGAGGCGCAGCATTACGGAATCCTCGCCGTATTCAATGTCATAACGTGCATTGGGAACGAATCCCGCCCTGAGCATTGATGGGTGGTTCTGTAGCCACGCCCGATTGCATCCCCTATGAATGGTTGCTTGCGTTGAAACTAGGTCGATTACTTGGTTATTGTTTGCCATTGTCGTTCTCCTATAGTAAGAATAAAATTAGTGTTGCGTAGTAAAGGCATACTGTTAGCCCTATGCCCGTAGCTACAAAACCCAAGACTTGCAGGGGTGTTAGCCACCAAGGCTTATTGTCTGCCCACACATACATATCGTCAGGGTCATGGGTGTTGAGGTCACTGGGTTTGTAGATCGTGTCGGTGCGCCACTTGGTCATGCGCATTTCTTCGATCTCGCGCTGTCGTTCTAACTCGTCTTTGACTTTCATGCTGTTACCTCCATACCGTCGATATGCGCGGCTCCGTTTTTGATAGACGCATTTACACCCAGTGCACGCAGTCGGCTTCGGGTTGTCACCGTTGGGTATTCTCTGAACATCACGCGATTCGGACTGGCGCATGGGTACGCGTCCCAAGTGTCAGGTGTTGCTGTGGCTATCAGGTTTGCGTGCAGGTATATGTCTGCGTAGTTAATACCATGCTCACGTACGTGCACTACTTCCATAGCAGGATAGCCCTTCGCGTTTTTGTAGGACTTCCAATCTTGCTTGCTGCGGATGGCTTCGATCATTTGCTTTTCGATTTTTCTCATTGTCGTGCTCCGTTGTTGCGGACATATGTCCGCAGGTTTTTGTTTAGCAGCGTATTACTGCGTGCTGCTGTGTTCGACTTGGTATTGCTTTGAACTGTGTATATTGTCTCAGTTTCGTGTTCTTATGTCAAGCTGTGAAAACATGTTTATTCTAAGTTAGGGTAATGTTACTAACGTTACTTTGGGGTTTTTTGGGAAGTAACAGAGAGAAGTCAATGGTGGTGCGGGCTAGAGGTATATTGTTACTTTGTTACTAACGTTACCTCGAAAAACACGTCTCTCAAAACATAGGACAAAGAGGGGGGAACGGGGGAAGAATATCTCCCCCACAGCGAAGCTGAAAATGTCGGGCGATTCTCGAAGTAACGTTAGTAACAAAGTAACATTAGTTAATAATAAAAAAAAAATAAAATATATATATATATATAGTAGGTAGTAATAAACAAAACAAAACAAAACTGAAAATAAAAAAATGAGAAAACCAAAACCTTTTGTTACTTTTCAGAAAAAGCCAAAAGTAACATTAGTAACATTAGTCGCAACGCACTACGTGGTCTTGCGGACATATGTCCGCAGCTTTGAGGCAGTTAGCCGGTCGGGAACTGGTATTGGCGCGGTTAGCGGTGTTGGACAGGGGACAGTTAGCCGGTCGGGAACTGGTATTGGAGGGAGTAAGCGCGAAGTGATGGGGGGCAGTTAGCTAATCGGGAACTGGTTTCATTCGCCTCTCGGCGATGCAGGAATTGCAGGCACAAAAAAAGGCCGACTCCGAAGAGCCGGCCTGATGGGTTGATGGGTTAGTGTTACTTGATCTTGCCAAGTAATTCGACTAACTGCATTGCCGCGATCTCTATTTCTTGCCGCAATCCTTCGTCTGCTTGGCTTGGCTTAGTTTCTTTCAGTACCATTCTTGGAATGCTTGATACTGCTTCGATCGCGCGTTTCACTGGTGTAGTCTCTGGCGCGTCATTCAGTGCTGCTCCATCTTTACCTTTCGGCTTTACCGCTCCTTTCGTCGCGCGTTTACGCTTGCCCCCATGTGTAGCAACTACGCCTGTCTTTAACCATTGCGAATAATGCTTTCTCCAGCGGAATGCCATTTTCCGTATGTTATCCTTGTGCTGCCGGATAGTTAGAGCACCAAGCTTTGTAGTTTCTTTCAGCTTGCCTTCGATGATCGCCTTAATCAACGCGCCATTTAACTTGTGCTTATCATCGTAGTAGGTATAGGCGATAGCTGCGAAAGCCGGTTTTGCCGCGTCTATATTATCGGCGGTAACCTTACGCTTAATGCTCTTGAAAAATTTGAGCTTCGATACTTCGGCTGCTTCACCTGCTTTGATAGCTGCGACACCGTTGGTGGATTGAATGGCAGTAAAAGTGATTGTCTTGATTGTCTTCGTCATGTTTATTACTCCTTTGTTGCGGGCATATGTCCGCAAGTTATGCGCGAAAGTGCGCGGTATCGAATCGGCTTGCTTGCTGAAACGATGGAGCTATTAAACCGTAGAGAGACTTGTTTTAGTAGGGTATTGTGCACTTTGTTTGCGTATCGCACCCTTTTTTCTGAGCCTATGGGGCGGCTAACCCCCACCTACCCCCCACCCCCGCCGAGCTGACAACGAGGTACGCGCGTCTGTATACATACTAATTCACTCAAATGATTTGGTTTCTGGGTAGTTTTCGATACTTTTTACACATAAGGCCCCCCGGGCAAGTGTGAGAACCCAGAACAAGTTACCCCACCCCCTCTCACACAGAAACACCCCCCTTGCTAAATAAAACCAAAACCCAAAAAATTTTTTGCAAAAAGCAGAAAAGGATCGAAACTTTCTATTTGCGTCCTTCCCGTTACCCCTTGCCTCCCACCCTACAACCTCCTATACTGCGCGAAACGGCCTCACAGCTTGCAAAAAGGTACTACGCAGATGGCAATAGCCCTTAATCCTGAGTTTGGTATGGAAATACCAGACGACGTTCCCTATATGGATTTGCGGTCCCGCGCAGAAGCTGCCTGTAATACTGTAAGGGAGCTAGAAGAACACGGACTCGACACCACCCCTGACGACGTAGATAACGATACGGCTGCTGCACTTGTCACTGCCTACGCAGAAGACGTCGAACACACCTCTAAAATTATGAACCACAAACGGTTCGACAGTCTGACTCCCGCTGTCATCATCCAGACCAATGACATCCTGAAAGAGTTCGGGCACTTGGTCGCTACCCACTCCGCTGAAATCCGCAACACGGTGGTAAACAAGTTAGTCCTAGAGACTGAGAACGCCGACGCTAGAATACGGATTAAGGCACTAGAGCTTTTGGGCAAGATGACTGACGTTGGCCTGTTTACAGACCGCAAAGAAATTACAGTAACTCATCAAAACGCAGACGAACTGCGTGAGAAGCTGCGAGAAAAACTCACGGTAATGAAACAAAACGCCGAAGGTGTGTACGAGGCTGCGGATGAAGGATAAACCCAAAACTAGAACGGAAGTAGCCTCAGAACGAGGGATTATTTGCCGTGACTGCCCGGAGTTCCGTCCTGTTATGCACACATGTAAGAAGTGTGGGTGCTGGATGGAAGCGAAAATATGGTTAATGGGTGCAGGTTGCCCGCTAAAGAAGTGGGGGCCGCGACCATCGGCAAAGTAAAGGCGAATTCAACTAGCCTTAAAGTAGTACCCCCACCCCCTGAATTTAGCGCAGAAGAGATTGACCTGCTTCTACAAAACATAAACTCGTACACCCCAGAAGAACAAGGAGAGATTTTAAAAATTGTAGAAGAGTTGGAGGCTAGGCGTAAGTCCGAAGCGGCGTACAAAGACCTAATAGAGTTCTGCAAACAGATGCAGGCTGATTATAAAGTAGGCAAACACCATAGAATTCTAGCGGATATGCTTATGGAGATTGAGCTAGGCAAAGACTACGACGACGAGGGGAGAGCGCTAACAGGCACAGGCAAAGACCGTATCTGTGTAAACATGCCCCCGCGCCACGGTAAGAGCCAGCTTATCTCTATTTACTTTCCAGCGTGGTTTTTGGGGCGTAACCCAGATAAAAAGGTCCTGATGGTCTCGCATACTACTGATTTAGCGGTTGATTTCGGCAGAAAGGTACGAAACTTAATAGCTACACCCGAATATCAAGCAATATTCCCCACTGTAAAGCTAGCGAGTGACTCTAAATCAGCAGGAAGATGGAACACTAGTGCGGGGGGAGAGTATTTCGCCTGTGGTGTAGGCTCAGCCCTTGCCGGTCGTGGTGCTCACTTGCTTCTTGTGGACGACCCGCACAACGAACAAGACATTATTAGTGGTAATTTGGACGTTTTCGACAAAGCATACGAGTGGTTTACGTTCGGTGCGCGTACTCGTCTAATGCCCGGCGGTAGAATAGCCATAGTACAGACCCGATGGCACTTAGATGACCTGACTGGGCGCGTTGTACGGGACATGTCGCAGAATGAATTGGCCGATAAGTACGAAGTTGTTGAATTTCCGGCAATTTTAGAGGTAGAAACGGACGTACCGGACCCCAAGAACCGGCTACTAACCATAAAAAAGACTACAGAAAAGCCACTATGGCCCGAGTTCTTTAATTTAGACGCGCTATACCGTACAAAAGCGTCAATGCCGGTATTTCAGTGGAATGCCCAGTTTCAGCAGACTCCTACGGCGGAAGAAGCGGCGATAGTTAAGCGCGAATGGTGGCAAGAGTGGCCCCACGACGACCCGCCTAGCTGTGAATACATAATTATGACGCTTGACGCGGCAGCAGAGAAGAACAACAGGGCTGACTACACGGCACTCACTACGTGGGGCGTTTTCTTTAACGAAGAAGAGAACTGCTACTGTATTATCTTGCTTAATTCCATCAAGCGTCGTCTCGAATTCCCAGAGCTAAAAGAACTAGCGATGGAGCAGTACGAAGAATGGGAGCCAGATGCGTTTATTGTGGAGAAAAAGAGTAGTGGTACACCTCTATACCAAGAAATGCGTAGGTCTGGGCTAATGGTCCAAGAATATACACCGCACAGAGGCTCGGGGGATAAAACTGCACGTTTAAACTCTGTTGCTGATATAGTACGCTCTGGACTTGTGTGGGTTCCCCAAACACGTTGGGCAGAAGAAGTAGTTGAGGAAGTTGCGGGCTTCCCGTTCATGTCTAATGATGACTTAGTGGACACAACTATAATGGCGTTGATGCGGTTTAGGCAAGGTGGCTTCATATCCCTACCGACCGACGAGGCCGAGAGCGAGCCTATGTATAGGCACCGTGGCGGATACTATTAAAGGATAAGAAGATGGCAATTGAAAAAGGTTTGTACGGTATGCCAGAAGGCATCGAAGAAATGGGCGAGCCGGATGCTGTAATAGAAATGGCTATCGCTACTGACGAAGACCTACCCGTTATGGTTGAGCTGGAAGACGGTAGTGTAGAGATTAGTTTTGGCGAAGAAACCACAGAGATTGACGCCGCCCCGTTCGATGCGAATTTAGCCGACTATTTAGAAGACAACCAATTGGAAGAAATTTCTGGCGATCTGTGTGAGGCCGTAGAAGGTGATATGGCAGCTCGAAGTGACTGGGCAGATAGCTATGTTGCGGGCCTTGACGTGCTGGGCATGAAGTACGAGGAGCGTACTGAGCCTTGGGAAAACGCCTGTGGTGTGTACTCTAACGTCCTAGCAGAAGCTGCTATCCGGTTCCAAGCGGAGGCCATGAGCGAGACTTTTCCTGCTGCCGGTCCTGTAAAGACTAAGGTTCTAGGAGAAATTACCAAGGATAAAGAAGACGCTGCCTTACGTGTTAAGACAGATATGAATTACGAACTGACTGAGGTTATGGTCGAGTACCGCCCCGAGCATGAGCGACTACTGTACTCACTAGGTTTAGCTGGTTCGGCGTTTAAGAAAGTTTATTTTGACCCTAGCTTGGGGCGTCAAATTGCCCTATATATCCCTGCTGAAGACGTGATTGTCCCCTACGGTGCCTCTAATATTGAGTCCGCAGAGCGCGTTACTCATGTCATGCGTAAAACGAAAAACGAAATGGTTAAGCTACAGGCTGCTGGGTTCTATCGAGAAGTAGAGCTAGGTGACCCTGTGTCGTTTTTCTCCGATGTTGAAGAGGCTAAAGCAGAGCAATCAGGCGTTTCTTTAACTTCTGATGACCGCTATACCGTGCTTGAAGTGCACGCTGACCTGAATATTGACGGTGTAGACGGGGCAGATGGCGAAGACTCCATGCAAGTCGCAAAGCCTTATGTAGTAACGCTTGAGAAGGGTACGGGCAAGGTACTAGCCATACGCCGTAACTGGAACCCCGACGATTCTTTGACGCTCAAGCGTCAACATTTTGTCCATTACGCTTATGTCCCCGGATTTGGCTTCTATGGCCTTGGTTTAATTCACATTATTGGTGGCTACGCTCGCGCCGGAACTAGTTTAATCCGTCAATTAGTTGACGCTGGAACGCTATCTAACCTCCCCGGGGGCCTTAAATCTCGGGGACTACGCGTTAAGGGCGATGACACACCAATTGGTCCCGGTGAGTTTCGTGATGTAGACGTCCCTTCTGGCAGCATCCGCGACAACATTATGCCGATGCCCTATAAAGAACCCAGCCAAACTCTTTTTGCTTTGCTCAAACAAATTACTGAAGAAGGCCGTCGTTTAGGGGCTATCTCAGACATGAACATATCCGACATGAGTGCTAATGCCCCTGTTGGAACTACTCTTGCGCTACTAGAGCGTACGCTCAAACCAATGGCTGCGGTGCAATCCCGTGTTCATTACTCGATGAAGCAGGAGTTTAAACTCCTAAGAAAGATCATCGCTGAGTACGCCCCCGAAGAGTATATGTATGTGCCTGACCGTGGTGAACCTCGCGCAAGACGCGACGATTACGCTATGGTGGAAGTAATTCCTGTCAGTGATCCCAATAGCAGCACGATGGCACAACGCGTTGTGCAGTACCAAACCGTGTTGCAGATGGCGCAGGCTACCCCCCAAATATACAACTTACCCCAGCTCCATCGCCAAATGATTGAGGTTTTAGGTATTAAGAACGCCGACAAACTTGTGCCTACTAAAGACGACATTAAACCTACCGATCCGGTAAGCGAAAACATGAACGCTATAGTTGGCAAGCCGATAAAAGCGTTTATTTATCAAGACCATGCAGCGCATATCGCTGCTCACCAAGCTTTTATGCAAGACCCGCAGATCATGGCGTTTGTTGGGCAAAACCCAGCAGCTCAGCAAATTATGGCGGCGCTTAATGCCCACATAGCTGAGCATATTGCCTTTGATTATAGAAGCCAGATGGAAACTAAACTTGGCGTACCTCTCCCTCCTCCAAATGAAGAGTTAGATGAGAAAGACGAAGTGCTTCTTGCTCGACTTATCTCGGACGGTGCTAAACAGCTTACACAACAAAAACAGGCCGCAGCAGCAGAGCAACAGGCCCAGCAAAAAGCCCAAGACCCCATCATCCAGATGCAGCAGCAAGAATTGCAAATTAAACAGGCTGAGCAGCAGCGTAAAGCTCAGAAAGATCAAGCAGATACGCAACTTGACGCGGCAAGATTACAGCTTGATGCAGAAAAAGCCCAAACCACCGCTACTATTGAAGCGAGCCGTATAGCAGCGCAGAACGAACAAGCGCAAGCTAAGAACGATTTGGACGAGGCGAAAGCTATACTAGATTTAGCTAAAGCTAGAAAGGAGGGGCAAAGGCCCCAATAAGGAGGTGATCCGTTGGCTACAACCGTCTTTGACGTGCTGAACGAAAAATTAACAGAGCTTAAAGGCTCTAGCGAAGAATTCTTAACCTCGGGGGGTCCTAAAGACTTTGCCGAGTATAAGGAGGTATGCGGTGTGATTCGAGGTCTAAACGCTGCATTAAGAGAAGTAGGCGACCTTTCGCGTAACTATATGGAAGATGAAGATGACTGAAACAGTAACCGTTAGTGGGGTAGACGCTATTGCCGAAACAACCCCCGCAATGACTGCATTAGAACGAAAAAGAAGCGAGCGTATCGAA